CCCTTGAAGGAGTCCCGTCTGTAAATGCAACTCCTGAAGCAGAGGCTGTAATTAAACCTGATGCTGTAAGTGCTTCTACGTTATTTGTACCAGTGAATGTTGGTGATGCAAGTGGTGCAAATCCTGAAATGCTTGCGCCTGAAGGAATTGTTACTGTACCAGTAAAAGTTGGTGATGCTATTGGTGCTTTTAGTCCAATTGCAGTTGTTAGTGTTGTAGATAGGTTTGCATCATTTCCAAGCGCTGTTGCAATTTCTCCAAGAGTATCAAGAGTTGCTCCTGCACTATTAACAAGTGCTGCAACTTCTGCACGAACATAAGCAGTAGTTGCAATCTGTGTTGTGTTAGTTGCTGCTGCTGCTGTTGGAGCAGTTGGTACACCAGTAAGTGCTGGTGAAGCAAGTGGGGCCTTGAGAGCAACATTTGCTACTGTTTCTTTAAGGTCAAGGGCTGTTTGTGTAGCAGTTGATACTGGCTTATTTGCATCTGTTGTGTCATCAACGTTTCCAAGACCAACCATAGACTTGGTAATGCCAGAAACGGTTCCTGTAAATGTAGGGCCTGAAAGGTTGGCTTTTAAATCAAGAGCGGTCTGTTGCGCTGTTGATACCGGCTTACTTGCGTCTGCTGTGTTATCTACGTTACCTAGGCCCACATCTGATTTAACTAGCCCAGCTGGAGTGGTAATTGTCTTGTTTGTAAGAGTCTGGGACGCAGTTGTTGTTACAAGGAGGCTGGTATCTGTGATCCCATGAACAGCTGTTGTATCTGAGCTGTGTGTAGAAACTGCAGTGTCAGCGTATGATTTAGTTGCAAGATCTGCGGTATCTGTAATTCCGTGCACTGAGGTTGTGTCTGAGCTATGTGTGCTTACAGCAGTATCAGCATATGATTTAGTTGCAAGTGCTGCTGTATCTGCTATTCCATGTACAGCTAGTGTATCTGCTTCATGAGTACCAAGGGATGTAGAGACTGCGTTAGAGGCTGCTGTATCAGCATATGCTTTTGTAGCAAGGTCTGCAGTATCGGCAATGCCGTGCACTGAGGTTGTATCTGCGGTATGTGTACCTAATTCACTTGCTACATGTTCTTGTGTAGCCAGTGTTCCGGTTGAATTTGGAAGAGTTAAAGATCTATCTGCTGTAGGATCTGCCAATGTTAATGTAGTTTCAAATCCATCTGCTGTAGCACCTTCAAATATAAGGGCAACACCAGTGTCAAAGGAAACGGTGCCAGTAAAAATAGGTGAAGCAAGTGGCGCCTTAAGGTCAAGCGCTGCTTGCTGAGCAGTTGATACAGGTTTGTTTGCATCTGTCGTATTATCAACGTTTCCAAGACCTACGTGTGATTTTGTTACGCCTGAAACAGTTCCTGTAAAGGTCGGTGAGGCTAGTGGTGCATATGTAGATGCTGCTGTTGCGGAGGCAAGTTTTAAATCAAGTGCTGTTTGTGTTGCTGTAGATACTGGTTTATTAGCATCTGTTGTATTGTCTACTGAACCTAAGCCAACCATAGTTTTAGTAATGCCACTAACGGTTCCTGTAAATGTTGGGTTTGCAATTGGAGCGTAGATGCTTGCTGCAGCTGCGGGAGTCAGAGTAATGTAAGGTAGAGAAGCCCAAACTGTAAGTCCGTCTCCAACTTTAAGCTTCTTAGTGTCAGTTTCTAAACCAACTTCAGCCTCAAGAAGAATTGGGTTTGACGCGGTCCACTCAGCCGCAGTTCCCCTGCGTAGTAGAATATTAACTGCCATTACGAAACTCCTCCGTCATAAGATCCTGTATAAGAGCCTGTAAGTGTAGAAGACGAAATTCCGCCGTCTACATTCGGTGTTCCGCCATAGAAAGAAGCGGGTGTTCCTCCATTTATTTGAAGTTGGCCCGCACCACCGGTACCAATAATATCAGCCCAAATTGAGCCGTTGTATACTCTTAATTTTAATGTTGTAGTATCAAAGTATAAGTCACCTGCTCGTTGGCCAACAGGCTCGCTGCCTTTAGCCAGTACGTTTAAGGGTACTAATGCTTTTGTACTCATTTATGTTACCCGATTACAACTACTCTGTAGGCGTTAGATGTTGGTGCAGATGCAAATCCAATTGTTACAGTGGATGTTGTTGCACGTACGTTATCTGCAATAACTTCTTCGCCGGTGGCTACTTCGTAAACTTGAACGTGAACGTCTAGTGTTCCTAGGTTGTGGGTTACTGTATATGAGGTAGCTGATGTAGAAAGTGTTGTTGAGTACTTGCGGGCTACTACTGCTGCATCAACAGAGATGGTATTGGTTCCAACTACGATACCGTTGCCGGCACCGATTGCAAAACCGTTAGCGTCTGTGGCAGCACCAGAGTTAGTAGCGAGCTTAATTGCTCCGCCGTTAGAGTCTGTCTGCAAACCACCTGCTGTAGCTGGGGCAAATGTGAAGTTAGTACCTGTAAGGAGAACACCATTAGAGGCTGTATATGTACCAGCGCCTGAGAACTGGGCAAAAGTAAGAGCAGTAGTTCCTAGTGTAATAGGGTTGTCAGTAGTTAATACCCATCCGCTATTCCCGTTTACAGTTCCTTGCTCTACAAATGTAAACATTCCTGAAGTAACGTCTGCGTTAGAATTTGCGTCCAAAGCACGGTCTGGAGCTCCAGAGGCCTTAACTACATACACACCGTTTTCAGAGCCATCTGCTTGATTCTTAACAAGCACACGGTCACCAGTAGCAAGAGTTACTCCATCAAGAGTATCTCCATTTTCAAGACCTGTAGATAAAGTTACTGCTGCAGTGGTTGCTACACGAACTGATGCCTTAACATCAAGGCCCTGTGCAACAGAGTCAACATAGTTCTTAGTTGCTGCATCTTGTGCGCTTACTGGGTCTGCTACGTTGGTGATTAGCTGGCTGTTCATTGTGAACGCGCTAGTTGGTGCTGTTAAATCTGTTACCTTATTTGTAGTAAGGATTACTGTTCCGCTGGCATCAGGAAGAGTGATTGTGCGGTCAGCGGTTGGATCAGTTGCAGTAAGTGTCGTCTCATTAGCATCTGCTGTAGAGCCTTCAAATACGATTGAGGAGTCTAAAGAAACTGTACCTGTAAAGGTAGGGTTAGCACTTGGTGCCTTGGTGTTTATCTGTGTCTGGATAGAAGACGTAACACCGTCTACATAACTAATTTCAGTTGCAGATACATCACCAATTGAAGTTGTAGCTGGTAGTACTACAGTACCTGTAAATGTTGGGCCTGCTAAAGGGGCTTTAAGATCAAGTTGACCTTGGATACCTGAGGTAACACCATCAACGTAGTTAAGCTCTGTGGTGGTAAGTGTTGCACCATCAAGAATGTTAATTTCTGCGGCATCTGCGGTTACGCCGTTAAGTCCAACAGCTTCCCAGATAGTGCCGTTATAGACACGCATTTCATTAGAGGCAGTGTTGTAGTAAACTTGACCTGTTACGGGGTTTGATGGGTCAGTTGCTAAGTTTTGGATACGGGCATTTTGAAGCTCGTTCTTCACTAAGTCAATAGGGGTTAAAAATTTACGTGCCATTTACGATCTCCTTAAGATAGGTATGCTCTTCCGCTAAAGCCAGACCTAAACGTTAGTACTACTGTAGTAGCGCTTGGGTAAGAAATTTCTCCCTCAACAACACTACCACCAGAGTCTACTACAGTAACATTTGGGTGAAAGGTTAAATTGTGAGAAATGGTCCAGGTAGCGGAAGGGGTATTTTGGTAATAGATATAGCCTAATTGTGGTACCTCTAAACTAGGATCTGAAAGCACAACATTAGGTGGATTTATGACGGTTGTGATGTTTGGGATTTCTAGACCATACATCGGGTTAGGCTGCCAAATCGGGGTCAAATTGTCACCTGCTTTTCTGTAAAGACTTTTCCTGTAGCATAAGTTTTAATCTTCCCATCAGGGCCAGTCATTTGAATGTCGTAATAAGATGTTTTTGGCAGATTAGTAGTAGTAGCCGAAGGAAGTGTGACCACCAGCCCATCTAAAACACTATTGTTGTTGACAGAGTACTTTGTAATAGTAAAGTCTGCAAGTAGTAGTGGACCAATCTGCGCATAGCTACCCTGGGTATATAGGCGAACCTGTCCTTTAGGAGTAAAGTTGGTAAGGTCAAATCCAAACTGGTACCTCATAGAGAAGTCATCTCCAGCGTACATTGATATGTCTCTTGAAAGGACTGGTGTAGGAGGGGTAATATCTCCATAGTCCGGCATAGGTAGGGTAACTCTATCGGGTAAAGAGTGATCATCAATTTCTTGTGGTCGGTAAATTGGTACATACTTATTAGTCAAACGACTAATACGACGAAGAGTAGCAACCTCAATGCGGTACATGCCCACTCCAAGCATTACGCAAAGCTCCTTGTACTGTGCCCTACGTGCCTCTACAATCTGCATTAGCTGACGGAATCGCTCTGATCTAGGTATCTGTACTCCGTCTGGAGATGAGATATCAATATCAAACGCAGAATCTGTAGCTAGGGTATAAAGAGCCATAGTTGAAGCTAGTAGAACTAGTGGGTATTCATCTATAGGGGGTAGCAAAGAGACCTGTGGAACTCTTGCCCCATGTGTATCTGTAGTAGTTTTTGCATGCTCAAAAAATGCGGTGTTAATATAGTAGCTAATCTCTGAGTCAGTAAAATAACGGTAGGCCTGTCCATAGACCTTGATCACTTCATTGTCTGCTGGTACGTAGTTAGTAGCAAAACTTAGTACGCCAACACCTTCTTCAATAGTAGTGTTAGCTGAACGATCTACTGTAGTTGCTGCTCTAACAGCCATTACTGCCGCATTGGTAACCGCAGCTCCAGTAACCGTACTAGTTACGGTAAATTGAGTAGCTGAACGGGTTGCAATAGTAGCATTTGTAAGGTTAAACGCATTTGTAGAAAGACCAGCAATAGAGACTACCTGTCCTACAGCAAAAGTATTAGCTGAGGTATAGGTAACTGTTGTGCCATTTGCAGAGGCTGCTGTAACTGTAGCCGTAGCTGCAGGAGTTGTTACTGTAACAACAAGGGAGTATCCTTGTACTGGTGCTTGAGAAAGCTGAAAACGAGAAGTAATTCCATCGCCTGTAAATGTGTCAGTAAATGACCGTGCTATGTCGCCAATCTCTGCTCTTAGTCTTTCTGAGAGCTGTTGTACTGAGGCAGTCATTTATCCTCCATAAAGGTTGTATGCTAATCATCCAATAAAATATTGGATTAGTCTGTGTAAAAAAGACCCGCTCCGACAGGAGGGCGGTTGTCGGAGCGGGCGACCTAAATAGCGGCATTAAAGCCTATCGTACAAATATCCCTTTTCCTGAAGGTGTGCCGCCACATGCTTCGGTACTTTGTACCTTTTACCGGCTTCAAAATTATAATGGTTGCCGACTCCGATAGTCATCATATTGATGTCTTCTGCAACACGAATTACCTGTGTGTCGTCAGCAAGGGAAACTCCCACGCTTTCAACCTCATCAATAACGGTTGGCTTAGAAAGATCTGTGAGATCTGTGATTTCAGTTTGATCTTTGTATTGCTGCGTTGCAGTTGCCATAGACATTTCATTTGCACGTTGTGCAAGTTCTTCTGCATGCGCCTTTACTTGTACTTCACGCTGACGTCCTGTAACGTCAGTAACTTTTGCTTTTGCCACGATGTATGTTCTCCTTGTAGGTTTGTTTGTGTTGGGGGGCTGGATTCTTAGGCCCAGCCCCCCCTTACTTAAATTAGTTGGTTTCTGCGATTACTACAGACTGATCTGTGATCAGACCTAGGCCGTAGATTGCGTACCAAGCAAGTGCGTGCTCACGACCGAAGTCTAGAATACCGCCATCGCGTAGTTCAACTGGAAGCGAAATTGCGTGACCGAATGCGTTATCTCCGATGAAGATAGCTGAATAACGATCTGCTGCTCCGTTACCTGTCTTTGTTGCTGGAGATGTGTATCCACCACCAGTTGGGTAAACGATTGATCCTGGAGCTACTGCTGTGTCAGTTGTGTATGAAGCACCTGCACCGCCGGCAACCTTTTCGATCTGTGTTGTTTCGATGAATACTGTGTCGTATAGACGACCAATTTCACCTAGCATGAAGTTACCTGGAGCAGCGTACTTTGTGACTTCGATGAACTCTGCGTTGTCACGAAGCTTACGGCTCTGGTGTGGGTGAACGAAAGCAACATATGTCTCACCAAGGCGAGGGATGTTCTTTGTTGCCAATGTCTCTACGGCATCCTTAACAACAGCTGTTGTAAGGTTGAATGCGCCAGTCATTGAGGCACGTGTTGTACCTGCAGTTCCTGCGTCATACCATGCGTTTGTTCCTGAAATACCTGTACGGTCGTAACCGTAGATCTTTGAGGAAGCTGCCATGAGTGTGTCACGAGCCTGGCCATCAAGGTAGAGGGCCATGTTACGTCCTAGAAGACGTGATGCTGATGCCATAACGTCATCAAATGATGCGTTAAGTAGTAGCTCTGATACTGCAATTGCAAAGCCGTGCTCTGCTACAGTGATTGAGAACTGCTGTGCTGTCAATGCGTTTGTTGACATACGGACACCTTCAACTAGTGAAGATGCAAATCCGAGGTTGTTATAACGCATGAAGTTGATCTGGAGACCAGGTGCAACTCCTAGTTCTGTCTTCTTAACAGCGAACTGCTCGAAGCGTAGAATAGGCATTGACTGGAATAGAATTTCCTTAGACCAGATGGTCTGAATTGCTTGTGTTAGCTGGCTATTGGAGCCAGAGTATGCTGTAGGTGCTGCGGCTAAATTGCCGGTACCTGTTACGGCTGATGCCATGTCGGTGTTACTCCTTGTTCATATATGTTAGGTTGGTTTAATAGGTAAACTTTTACCCGAAGATTCCCTTGTTACGATTAGAAGCTGCTCTTCCAAGTAACTTCTCTCGATATTTTGCGTATTCAGTAACCGACATAGAAGCAATCTGCTCCGAGGTAAACGATTGTTGGTCCGAGTTAGTGTCCATAGGTCCGGATGCAGGAGATGTTACTCTACTGCCTGTCATTTCTTTTCTAGCGTTCTGCATTGCAGATTGCGCCGATTCCAAGATTCGTGAGCTGCGCTCACGTAGTCCTGTAATACTTTCTTCTATCTCTTCGGGATTATTTCCTGAGATTAGATCTACAAGCTCAGGGATAATATTATCCCGTTCTTCTTCTAAACGCTGTGTACGATACGCAGTAACTTCTGAGTATTGACGTTCACGTTCTAGAAGAGTAAAAGCACGCTCACGCTCTGCCTTTTCTTCTGCTAATTTTTCTGCCCATTCTTTTTCCTTCTGT